AGAGTGAGTGATGGCGATACTATTGTAATCGCCGCCCCCTTTCTCCCACAGCCCCTTAAGCCAGAACTGGCAGTACGTATCTACGGAGTCGACACACCCGAAAAAGGATGGCGTGGGCAGTGCGACTCAGAAAAGCAACGAGGAGAAGCGGCATCAGTTTTCACCAAAAATCTCGTTTCAGCCAGTCAACAAAGACAAGTGGTCCTTTATGGATGGGATAAGTTCGGTGGGCGTGTCCTGGGCGACATCATTCTAAACGGACAGAGCTTACGTGCTCAACTTATTGCCAATGGCCATGCTAGAGAATACTACGGTACCGCTAAACAAAGCTGGTGTTAGTTTAACAATATGACTAAAGAATACAAAATTAACTCCACCAATGTTAATCCAACGGATCTTGGCGATTGCTTTTTAGAACCTACTGATCCCATACACGCACTCAACGCATCAAGCATTATGGGTGGGTTAGGCGCTTCAGTTCGCCTAGCTGAATACAACGAATTGACGCAACAAAAAAACACCGAGCAATATTTTAAAAATGTGGAGCAAGCTAAATCGCAAGGCATCCGTCCAGGTACCCCTGCTTGGCACGCTATGTTTTCTCGATAACCATTGTCTTTAGCAGTAAATACAACTATGCCATTAGACGAATACAACCTCATTAAGGCTCCCTACAAGAAACAATCAATGACCGTTAAGGAAATTGAAGAGTTTAAAAAGTGCCAAGATCCCATCACCGGTCCGCAGTATTTTATGGACAATTATTTTTACATTCAACACCCCACAAGGGGAAAAATGTTGTACCATCCTTACGATTACCAGGCACGGTTAATTGACACCTATCACAACAATAGATTCTCTATCTCAATGATGCCTCGACAAACAGGCAAGTCAACCTCAGCAGCCGGCTACATACTGTGGTACGCTATGTTTGTACCTGATTCAACCATCTTAATTGCGGCTCACGTACACAAAGGATCTCAAGAGATCATGACACGTATTCGATTTGCGTATGAACTTTGTCCAGATTTTATTCGTGCTGGCGTAACAAGTTACAACAAAGGCAGCATAGACTTTGAAAATGGCAGTCGAATAAACAGTGCCACGACAACTGGCACAACTGGTCGTGGTATGAGTATTACACTTCTTTACGCAGACGAGTTTGCGTTCGTTCGACCCACTATTGCCTCAGAGTTTTGGACTTCTATTAGCCCTACATTGGCAACTGGTGGTAAGTGTATTATTACTTCTACTCCCAACTCAGACGAAGATCAATTTGCCTTGCTGTGGAAAGGCGCCAATAAATGTGAGGATCAATTTGGCAACCCCACAGATATAGGTATCAACGGATTTAAGGCATATCGTAGCTATTGGAGCGAACACCCAGACCGCGATGAAGTTTGGGCCGCAGAACAACGTAGTCAACTGGGCGAGGATCGTTTCCGTCGTGAAATGGACTGTGAATTTATTATCAATGACGAAACATTAATTGCGCCAACTAAACTTATTGACTTAGAAGCCAGCGAGCCCATACTGACAACTGGTCAAGTTCGGTGGTTTAAAACTCCACAAGAAGGTAAAATTTATGTGATAGGGTTAGATCCTTCATTGGGCACAGGTGGAGATAATGCCGCAATACAAATATTTGAAGCCAACACAACAGAACAAGTAGGCGAATGGCGGCATAATAAAACTCCTATTCCTGAACAGGTCCGTATTTTAGCGGATATTGTAAAATACATACACGGCATTACCAATGACGAGCAAAGTATTTACTACAGCATAGAAAACAACACTATTGGCGAAGCCGCACTTATTTCTATTGCAGAATACGGTGAAGAAAATATTAAAGGTTATTTCCTAACCGACCCCACTAGATCAAGCAATAGCAGTCGCAGATTTCGAAGAGGTTTTAATACCACAGCCAAAACAAAAAGTGCTGCTTGTAGTAAGTTAAAATCCCTGATCGAGTACAATCGCATGAAGATACACAGCAGAGCACTAATTTCAGAATTGAAGACCTTTGTATCCTTTGGTACCAGTTACTCTGCTAAACCTGGAGAAACTGACGATTTGGTCATGGCTACAATTTTGGTAGTACGTATGCTACAGTTATTACAGACATATCACCCTGAAATGGACAAGCAAATGAAGGATCACAACGATAATATCATGGCTCCTATGCCTTTCATTTCAATTGCATATTAAGCTAAATAATATACTATGAGTCAACAAACACCAGCAAAACAGTTATTTGATCTATTATTAACTAAAAACTTTGAGCCACAGTTATTAAACACTGCCGGCAAGCCCGAATCAGACCCAGCCGAAACAGAAGTTTTTAGTTTTGACTACGTGGGACAATCTGGAAAAGATTACGGCACTGTGGCAATTTTACTATCAAGTGACAAAGAAATGAATGTGTACTTTGGCGATAATTTGGGTAAAAGCATGGAACCCGATGATAAAAATGACTGGTTCAGTTTTTTACAACAACTAAGACTGTTAGCCCGTAAAAATTTAATGACTTACAACTTGGCAGATTTAAACAAACTAAAATACAGCATGCAGGGACAAGCAGCTATTAAAGAAGGACTATTTGAATCTTGGACAGGCAACAAAACCACAAGTTGGACCAATAATCCCTCATCAGTTAAGTTGGTTATTAAACACAACAAAACTATCAGCGAGTCAGACAAACGATTTAGATACATCCAAGCATTGTTTTTAGAAACAGACGAAGGTGAACGATTTAAATTACCGTTTACAAAACTGGCCGGAGGTCGAGCCATGTTGGAACATGTCAAACAAGGAGGCCGTCCTTATGATCTTCGTGGGCAACATATTACTGAAATGGTCAACAACATCAACATCTTAAGCAGATTCCGCAAAGCCAATCAAAATAAAATATTTGAAGGTGACGCAGCAACTTTAGTAGAGACTGCTACACAATATTACACACAATTACAAAAAAATATTAAAACCCTTGCCAATGATCGAGGGTACACACAGTATTTTGAATCATGGCAAGCAGACAAAATTAATCATGAAGATATCGTAATAGAAGATTTAAAATCTATGTTTGTGACTCAAAATTTAGACACACGAGTAGAACAAGCACTGCCTTTATTGGCACAACTACAAAAGGAAAACCAAATGAAGGAAGCAAACATATTTGAAGGTTGGATTAATTGCCTAGCGGAAGGCACATGGGCACTACCAGACACTCCAGAAAAACAACAACAACTAATTGACCTATTGGCCAAAGAATTACCAGTGGGTCCCGATGCCTCCAACGCCACAGAAGTATTGTACGACATATTGGGCAACGATGATTTATTTGATCAACTACAAGATTTAGCACGCGAAGATGCCGATGCTGACGCTCGTGTTATCATTGTTAACTTTTTAGAAGACATGAAAAATGATCCTGCTGTGGCACAGGTCATTGGCAAACTTAAAATTAGTCGTGAAGAAACCAAAGAAGAAACAGAAACAGCCGCAATGAACAACAGCTCCACACAAATACATGCGCCATTAGACGAAGGTCAGATGAAAGAACTCATGTGGCGTGACGCAGAACGTATGAGTTTAGAAAAGTTTGTAGAAAAATACGGTGACGAAGAGTGGATTCGTGAATTTTGGAACAACATTATGGGCGACTTAGATGAAAGTCGTATTAATGAAGGCTCAATGAAAGATATGCTCTGGGATTTAGCCGAGCGTATGGAGCGTGATCAATTTATTGAATACACTACAACGGAGATGGGCCAAGATGAAAAAGAAATGAGCGAATTCTGGGATAATATCATGGGTGATCTCGCTGAAACCCAAAAAGATGACCAAGAAGATTGGAATGACGAAGAGAATTTAGAGATCGATTTAAACAAACATGGCATTGACCCCGAAGGTGACTACGAGGAAGAAACAAACGAAACAGACGGCGGCGCAAATTGGTTAGCCGAAACAAACACCGCGTTACAAGGCCCATACGGACATTCCGGACGATTAAAAGCTGTCAACGGCACAAACGCAGACATGATGGATCGCATTAAATTCTTAGCAGGTATAAACAAATAGATAAATAAACATGTTAAAACGGTAAACTATGTTTATCGTTTTACTTGCTAACACGGACCTAGACGTGTATAATAACTAGGCAAGCAAGCAGTAAGGCAACACAGATAGGCAACTTATTAAATTGAAACCGTACACATACCTTATTAGATGGTCCAAGCTAAACATTAGCTACTATGGCGTTAGATACGCCCAATATTGCGATCCGAGCGATCTATGGAATCCATACAAAACCTCATCAATCCACGTAGCCAAATTTATTGCTGAACACGGCGATCCTGACATTATCCAAGTGCGTAAAACATTTATTGATGTTCCTGTTGCCCAAGACTGGGAACATCGTGTGTTAAAACGGATAAAGGCAGTTAATAGCGACAAATGGTTAAACAGAACGGATAATAAATCTATTGCTCCGCTATATGGGGAAGACCATCCGCACTACGGCAAAAAAGGTGAAGTACATCACTCATATGGTAAACCAAACATAAGTACTGCTAAGACACAAAAAGAACGATTCATTAATAAAACTCATTCGTTTTTAGATCCTGAAATAAGGGCTAAATCTGTAGCCACTCGTAGCGGGGAGAATCATCATATGAAACGCCCTGACGTAGCAAACAAAGTTACAGGCGAAAATCATTATTCTAAAAAGCCAGGATACATTCAACCAAAAGCTATTTGTCAATACTGTAGTAATACATATAGCGCAAGTAACGTAGGTAAGCACGAAAAACATTGTAAAAGCAATTTAACCAGTTTAGTAGCAAACACGGACTTAGGCGTGTATAATAACTAAGCAATCACAAAATCTAGTAATATAGATAGGCAACAACTTTTAAACTTAAAAACAGAAAGGCAACACAAAAATGGCAACACTTAGCGAGATTAGAGCAAGGCTCACAGCAGCAGACGGCAACAAACAAGGCGGTTCCCAAACAGGTGGCGATAATTCAATCTACCCACACTGGAACATGGATGAAGGCCAAAGCGCAACACTACGCTTCCTTCCCGACGCAAATACAAAAAATACATTCTTTTGGCAAGAACGTGCTATGATACGTTTACCATTCAACGGCATCAAGGGTGAAATGGAATCAAAACAAGTTTATGTGCAAGTTCCTTGTATGGAAATGTGGCAAGAAACTTGTCCAGTACTTACAGAAGTTCGTACTTGGTTCAAAGACAAGAGCCTAGAAGAAATGGGTCGTAAGTATTGGAAAAAACGCAGTTACATTTTCCAAGGCTTTGTTCGTGAGAATCCTCTCAAAGACGACAAAGCTCCAGCAAATCCAATTCGTCGCTTTATTATTGGGCCACAAATTTTCGCTACTATCAAATCAGCGTTAATGGATCCAGAACTGGAAGAATTACCAACTGACTTGCTACGTGGATTAGACTTCCGTGTTAGCAAAACAGCCAAAGGTGGATTTGCTGACTACTCGACAAGTAAGTGGGCTCGTAAAGAAACCGCACTTGATGCGACTGAACAAGCGGCTATTGCTGAACACGGCTTGTATGATCTAAGCACTTTCTTACCTAAGAAACCTTCTGAAGTAGAAGTCAAAGTGATCAAAGAAATGTTTGAAGCTTCGGTTGACGGACAAAGTTATGACGCAGAACGTTGGGGTGCTTACTTCCGCCCAGCAGGTGTCAATGCTCCGGCAGGCGCACCAGCAACAGCGGCTGATGAAGATACTCCAGCACCGATTGCCAAAGCAACTCCAGCTCCAGCGACAACGTCTAGTTTTGATGACGAAGATGATGTTCCAGTAGCATCAGCGCCTGTGCAGTCTGCTACCCCTGGTACAGAGAAAAAAGCAGAAGACATTCTGGCAATGATTCGCGCACGTCAGAAACAGTAATAAGTTTCTTGTGTTAGTTGAATTAGAAAAATTTATTTTTCCAGACACCTGTGAAGTTTTGAGATTAGAAGCTTCACAGGAGTTTGTTTTTCCAATACATAAAAATGGCAGTAGTAGTCTTAGGCGTATGGGTACGTACCTACGCAATGACGAAATTACTGACATTACAGATCCTATCGTCGTACTATTACGTGAACCAAAAGCAAGATTTATCAGTGGAGTCAACACGTATGTTCATCATTTACATCGAGACAATAATAATTTAGATACAGATACTATTCTTTATTTTGTAAAAAATTATTTGTTTTTAAATAATCATTACTCCCCGCAGTTCTTTTGGTTGCTAAATCTTGGGAGGTTTATTAATCCAAAAACAAAATTATCCTTAAAAAGTTTTAATGATATTAGTAAATACACTAACTTCCATAACAAAGCAGGTGTAGAAAATATTGACTCTCAAATTGCAAAAGCGATTGAACATTTTGATCAAGACAAATTAAGACTGTATTATTTTTTAGATAATGTTTTATTAGAACGAATAGGTAACAGTTACACATTTGCTGATTTAATTTTAGAAGTAAAAAATACTTATCCTGAACTGTACGAAACAGTTTTTGGATCTACACAGAGATTACACAATGTACTGCCCAAGACTTGATCATAACGTAAGAATAAATCCAGATGGCACTGTGAGTAAATGCGGTCATATGGTTCATCAACCTAAATTTAGCTCATACCAAGCAATGCAGTCAAGCAAATGGCTAGCTGAAGTTGCTGATCTAATGTCACATGATGCTTGGCCTACGGAATGTTATCGGTGTCAAGTAACAGAACAATCAACAGGTGAAAGTATCAGAACTCACATGTTGCAGTTTGAAAAAACACAGCCGCGCCCTGATTGGCTTATGGTTGGTGGCGTTTTAGACAACGTATGTAATAGTGCGTGCCAAACTTGCAATTCAAGACACAGCACCAAAATAGCAGATTTAGAAAAATCCCCTGTCAAAATAAACAACATATCAAACTTCTGGACATTACCTCAAGACCGCATAACGCACTTGGATATTAGCGGGGGTGAGCCCAGCTACAGTAAAAACTACAAAGAAGTTTTGGCAAATTTACCACCCAATGTAAAAAGTATTAGGCTTAATACTAATTGTAGCACTGTGTTAAAAGAATTAACATTTCTAGCACTCAAAGGAATTAAGATTACAGTAACAGTTAGTTTTGACGGAGTAGGACTAGTTCATGATTACGTGCGATGGCCAATTGAATGGAATCGATTTCAAGATAATTTAATGATGTACAAAGATATGCCGGTTGAATTAAATCTGTGGACTACTGTCAGTGCTTTGAATATCAACAACATGCCAGAAATTATGAAATTTGTAACAGACAACAATTTTGATCACTCTTGGTCTGCGTTGGTGTCACCTTCTGTATTAGATATTAGATATTTAAATTCGTTTACTCAAACAGCAGGAAAACTAAATCATCCAGCAATGGCACAGTTTAACGGTCTAATTGCCACACAAGAAAATAATCAAGCTCAATTAGATGCATACATAACACAACAAGATACCTTGCGCGGCATTAGCATTAAGGATTATCTATGAAAATTGCCATTACGGGTCACTCGGCAGGTATTGGCAAAGAATTTGCCGAAATACTTGCGGCCCGAGGACACGAAATTGTAGGCCTTAGTAAACGCACAGGCGATAACATTAGAATTATTCCTAAGATTCTTGACAAGATTGAACCGTGTGACATGTTTATTAATAACGCACAAGCTGGCTATGCACAAACAGAATTATTACAAGGCATACACTCACGCTGGAAGATGACTGAAAAACACGTTTGGGTAATAGGCACTATGATGACACACCAGGCAGTGGCACCCGAACAATATTTGGAATATTACAACCAAAAACAAGCATTGGAATTAGCAATACAACAGTTAAGGCACGTTTGTCCAGCTCCACAGATAACATTGATTCGTCCAGGCGGAGTGGCAACACACGGCAAGGAAGTAAGCAATAAGGACTGTAATGTTAATTTATGGTGTAATACTGTAATAGACACATTACTATTAGCGGAATCACGTGGCATGCGGTACAGTGAGCTTAGTCTCGGAAACTTTTACAAACCTAGCAATATATGACACCCAAAGAAATATTAACTAATCCAGCTTTTTGCGTTTTACCTTGGACGGGATTTATTATGGAAGCCGACGGCAACATTAAAAACTGTGTTGCGTCAACGTCAAGCCTCGGTAATGTAAATAACGACACTATTGAAAATATTCTCAACGACCTGCCCAATCGCATGCACAAAACGTTTATGAAGGAAGGTATTAAAATAGGTGCTTGTAATACGTGCTACACACAGGAACAAAACGAAGGTCGTCAAGACATAATATCAAGTAGAATTTATTACAGGCGTGAACTTAAATCAGTGCCGTTGACAACGTATGATAGCGGCTTTAGCTTGCATCACGTAGATGTGCGATGGAGCAACGCTTGTAACCTAGCCTGTGTTTACTGCGGTCCAAAAAACAGTAGTAGGTGGGCAGATGAGATAGGGCAGGTCCCACAACTAAGCGAAGATGCTAAACAACACACAAAAGAATATATTTTTAAACACGCACATCAACTTAAAAATGTGTATCTGGCTGGCGGTGAGCCATTGCTAATGAAAGAAAATTTAGAGTTTTTAGAACTGTTATTGGCAGTAAACCCTGACGTACATCTAAGGATTAATACTAATCTTAGTGTAGTTGATACAAAAATATTCAACGTAATTTGTAAATTTAAAAATGTTCATTGGATCATCAGTGTAGAAACAATGAATGAACAGTTTGAGTACATTAGATTTGGTGCCGACTGGCAAATATTCCTAGAAAATTTAAAACTCATCAAGACATTTGACCATAAAATTAGTTTTAACATGTTATGGTTTTTACTTAACAGCACCGAAATATTTGACACTATTGATTATTTTATCAGCATTGGGTTTCATCCCAACAGTTTTGTGCTGGGTCCAATCACTGGTCCAAAATACTTAGACATACGTAATCTGCCTAATAATAAATTAGAATTATTAAAACAACAATTAGAAACAAGATTAAAAAACTCAACAACAGATTTAGTGTATCACGGATATCGATTGTTGTTAAATCATCTGGCTCAGCCGTTTGACGCAGACTTCAACAATAGCCTGCATCAACTATCAATATTAGATAAACGGAGAAACATAGACTGTCAAACTATGTTTCCTAACCTATATGCTTGACATCTGTAGGTAAAAGTAGTAAAGTAATACAAATTAACAAAGGAAATTAAAATGGGTAAAGCGTTTGATGTATCAAAATTCCGCAAGGATATTACAAAAAGTATCGATGGACTAAGCATTGGGTTTAATGATCCCACAGATTGGATCAGCACAGGTAATTTTGCTTTGAACTATCTTATCTCTGGAGACTTCAACAAAGGTATTCCCATGGGCAAAGTAACAGTATTTGCTGGCGAGTCAGGTGCTGGTAAGTCATACATTTGTTCCGGCAACATTGTTAAGAACGCACAAGAGCAAGGAATCTTTGTAGTATTGATTGACTCAGAGAACGCACTGGACGAAGCATGGTTACACGCACTGGGTGTTGACACAAGCGATAGCAAATTGTTAAAGCTCAACATGGCAATGATTGATGACGTGGCTCAAACAATCAATACGTTCATGAAAGAATACAAGACCATGCCCGACGGCGAGCGTCCAAAGGTCCTATTTGTAGTTGACTCATTGGGCATGTTGCTTACTCCAACTGATGTCAATCAATTTGAAGCAGGCGACTTAAAAGGCGACATGGGTCGTAAGCCCAAAGCACTCACAGCACTGGTTCGTAACTGCGTTAATATGTTTGGTAGTTACAATGTAGGCTTGGTGTGTACAAATCACACATACGCAAGTCAAGACATGTTTGATCCAGATGACAAGATCTCGGGTGGACAAGGCTTTGTTTACGCAAGTAGTATCGTTGTAGCTATGAAGAAACTCAAGCTGAAAGAAGATGAGGACGGTAACAAGGTAACAGACGTCAACGGTATCCGTGCCGCATGTAAGATCATGAAAACACGTTATGCTAAACCGTTTGAAAACATTCAAGTCAAGATTCCTTATTCAACAGGCATGAGCCCATACTCAGGCATGGTAGACATGGCTGAGAAACGTGGCCTACTGAAGAAGGACGGCAATCGTCTTGCGTATGTGACCTTAGACGGCGAAATTATCAAACAGTTCCGCAAGGCCTGGGAAAGCAACGAAGATGGTTGCTTGGACAAAGTAATCACAGAGTTTGGTAAACAACCTGAACCTGTGGTAAGTACTGAAGAAGAGTCTGTTTCAGAAGAATAATATGTCTGTAGATGTACACAATAAATTGCGAGAAACGTAGAAGGCAATATTAACGATACTTTAAATTACTTACAGAAAACTGATCGTGTACGCAAACAACAATTTGAATCGGTGTACACTGAATTAGCAAGTATGTTAACACATCAATAGGAGAAAATATGTCAATAGAATTATCTAAAGAAATATGGAGCGAACTTAAACGCCACATCAATACAACAGATCGTGATGATGCGGCCGAAACATTTGTATCCGTTTTGATTGACAATGATGTCAGTGCCGATGAAATTCGATCTGTATTCAAATACGATAATGATGTTAAAAAAGCCTTGGTACACTATTTAAAAGATCACGATGTCGATGAAGATGAAGATGATGAAAATGATGACCACTATGAAGACGAGGAAGATGAGGACTATTAATGTGGTACACTAAGGTTTCAAATGATCTAAGTGCTATTCCAGACTTCATTGCTCATTATGAACAAGAACTTGTTGATGCGAAACGCGAGTGTAGGATTGTGGGTGTTGTCGAAAAAAATATCACCGCTCTTCCAGGAATTACGGAACATAGATTTAATCAGTTGCAAGAAATTGAAGCCGTATTAAATTACTTGAACATTAAATTGCGCAAAATACGTCGTAGGCATTTTCAAAAATATCTAGAAGGTTATGCTCGAGTGCTATCTAGTCGAGATGCTGAAAAATATGTAGACGGTGAAGATGAAGTAATTGATTTTGAAACAATTATTAACGAAGTGGCTCTATTGCGAAATCGTTGGTTGGGCATTATGAAGGGTTTAGATACAAAACAATGGCAGATGGGACATGTGGTACGCCTACGCACTGCCGGTATGGAAGATATTACTCTTTAAACAACATAAATACACTACGGAGAGTTAAAAATGCCCACAATGAGAACAATACAAGTTTTACTAGACGATCAAGCACCTGACACCACCATTACTGCCAAAATAGACGGAACAACTGTCTATTCAGGGCCAATAGATTCTGATGTAAATATGTTTACCTTCGAAGTTCCTATTAATTTTAACGGTCAGAAAGACCTTGCTATTACAGTGAATACAGGATTGGTCCGTACCATCGGAGCACGGGGAAATTATACGGGTATGCCTAATCCAGTGTTTACAGAAGAAGAACAAGACATAATGTACACCCCAGACACAGAATTTACTCGAGAAGATTTATTAAACATTAAACTGCCAATCTTTAAAAATCGTGCTAATCCGCCACTGACCGCAGAACAGTTGATTATTCTTGAGGATGAAACATCTACCTTAGAAGAACAAAACACTGTGGTGAAAGCCAGCAACACTGCCGGATCAGTTACTACAGGACCCACAGGATTTGTCATGGTCAATGGCCTTAATAATACATTTTCGTCTGTAGAAATCGACGGTGTCCCGCAACCAAACCCGCCAGAACCAGGCTCTGATGATTGGGTACATATGGTGTACGAAGGATCGACATTGACCGCAAAAATAAACATTGTGCTTGGCATTGAAGAAGACACCTTGTTTCCGTTTGATCTTATCCCTGTTTTGTAAGTAAGCACTTACTAACTAAACCCTGATACTATCGGGGTTTTTTTATGACTTGACAATAAATCTAATTCCTGCTATACTAACTCTATTAAGTTAATAAAAAGAAAGAGCTAGATATGAGCAAGGTACTAATTAAAAACGGTAGATATCGCAATCAACCTATTAACAACGCAATCTTTACTTTAGTTAAAGATTTTACAGTTGGCGCCAAATGTAATTATGTAACTGTAGTCGCAGGTGGCGGATGCGACTCAAAAATTAGAGTAACAGTAGACACCATTGAAGACATTCAAATTATCGGGAGCGATCAAGACATGATTACAGCAGACAATAAAATTGTAGATTTTAAATTATTCACACCTGTAGAAACAGACGAACAAGTAATGGAACGCATTGAAACACGGTTTAACATTTTACAAGAAATGACCAAAGCAACGATTGCAGGTGATGTGCGTGCAATGATTGTAACAGGCCCCCCTGGTGTAGGTAAATCATACGGAGTTGAGTATGAACTTGACAAATCTGGTATGTTTGATAAAATTGCAGGGCGCCGCATCAAATATGAAGTGGTCAAAGGCGCAATGACATCAATTGGACTTTACTGTACACTGTATCGTTACTCAGATCCCAACAACGTTTTGGTGTTTGACGATTGTGACTCTGTGTTGATGGATGACCTATCACTGAATATTTTAAAAGCCGCATTGGACTCTGGAAAAAAGCGTAAAATCTTTTGGAACTCAGATAGTTCTATGTTACGTCGTGAAGGTGTTCCAGATCAATTTGACTTTAAGGGTTCAGTTATTTTTATTACCAATTTGAATTTTGATAATCTTAAAAGTAAAAAATTACAGGATCATTTAGCGGCATTACAGTCACGCTGTCACTTTTTAGATTTGACAATGAACACAATGCGTGACAAATATTTGCGCATTAAACAGATTTTTCGCAAAGGCGACTTGTTTAAGGATTACGACTTTAGTCCAGAAAAAGGTGAAGAAATTTTAGAGTTCATGAACGCTAATCAAAATCGATTGCGTGAAATGAGTTTGCGTATGGCTTTAAAATTAGCAGATTTAACAAAGGTGTCAGAAACTAATTGGAAGGCTTTAGCAGAATCTACTTGTATGAAAAATACATAACTCTATTGATAGCTCCTGAGTTGTCAAAGACAACTCATTTTACCAGGAACCTATAAAACGGTTCCTGTTTTTTTGACTTTACTTGAAAAATATGTTACACTGACAATATGAAATTATGTATCGAGCTATCTGATCTTACGTTGGAGTTTGCGGTCCTTGATAATCCGTTAGCAGGATTGTGGGTTCAACGAATGAAGTACAACAAAGACAACTTATTACTGGAGTACACTTAGTTTGAAATTAGCCACTATCATAATTACCGATGAAGTAAATATTAAGATTCCAGATCTTGATTTAGATACACGTAAAGATTTAGTAAAAAACTTTAAGTACGAAGTACCAGGTGCTAGATATCAACCGGCAGTAAGATTGGGTCGATGGGACGGTAAAGTAGCCTACTTCCAATTGGGCGGTAGCTCGTACACTAATTTATTACCTGAAATATTACCCATTTTAGAAAAACACAACTATGAAGTTGAATTAGATGACAGACGAGAGTACAATATTCCTATTGACTTAGCACAAATTGATGAAAATTCGTTTAGTGATCGGTTATGGCCCAAAGGTCATCCTATGGAAGGACAGCCTATTGTGTTGCGTGATTATCAAATAGAAATTATCAACAACTTTTTAGAAAATACTCAATGTATTCAAGAGGTAGCGACAGGTGCCGGGAAAACAATTATGACCGCGGCACTGAGCCAAAGTGTAGAACACATAGGTCGTAGTATTGTTATTGTACCTAACAAATCGCTTGTTACACAAACAGAAAAAGATTATGTCAACTTGGGGTTGGATGTGGGTGTTTACTTTGGTGAGCGCAAAGACATTGGTAAGACACATACAATTTGTACTTGGCAAAGTCTTAACATTTTGATGAAAAATACTAAATCTATGATAGGTGATTTAACCATTCACGAATTTCTAGAAGACGTGGTGTGTGTTATTGTTGACGAAGTTCACATGGCAAAAGCAGACGCACTTAAAACATTACTAACAGGTGTAATGGCTAAAATTCCTGTGCGATGGGGACTAACAGGCACAGTACCTAAAGAAAAATTTGAATCTGTATCATTATTAGTGAGTTTAGGGCCTGTTATCAGTAAACTCAGTGCCAGTGAGCTACAAGAACGCGGAGTGCTGGCACAATGTCACGTAAACATTGTACAATTAGAAGATCACGCAGATTTTCAAAACTATCAAAGCGAATTAAAGTATTTGTTAGAAGAAAAAGATCGTATCAAAACCATTGCCAATCTGATTAAAGAGGTTAACCTTACTGGTAACACACTGGTATTAGTTGATCGCATTATGGCTGGACAGGCGTTAGTTGAGCATTTAACTGACGCTGTATTTGTCAGCGGCGGAACAAAAGGAACAGATAGGCAAGATGAATATGATGAAGTTGCGACCTCTACTGGGAAAATTATTGTGGCTACATATGGTGTTGCTGCTGTTGGTATCAACATACCTCGTATATTTAATCTTGTTCTTATTGAACCTGGTAAATCTTTTGTTCGAGTCATTCAATCGATTGGCCGAGGAATACGCAAAGCAGAAGACAAAGACTTTGTTCAAATCTGGGATGTCACAAGCACCTGTAGATTTGCGAAGAGGCACCTGACTAAGCGCAAACAGTTCTACAAAGATGCTAAATATAATTTTACTCAAGAGAAGTTAGAATGGAAGTAATCTTTTTAAAAAACAAATACACTAAGTGGTATTTCAATATTATTCAAAACGCAAATAATAAGGCAGGCGAATATGTTGAAAAACATCATATTATTCCGCGATGTATTGGCGGTAGTGATTATAGAGAGAATTTGGTATCACTTACAGCACGAGAACATTTTGTTTGTCATTTATTATTGACTAAAATGACAACCGGTAAGATTAAGCGAGCTATGTGTTGGGCCGTTGGCAAATTTATGCAAGTGAACAAAAATCAAAATCGTAAATTTACTTCCTGGGAATACAAACAAATAAGAGAAAATATTTCGTTTGCTAGAACTGGCACAAAACACAGCGAAGAATCTAAAAAGAAAATGTCCGCAAAGCGAAAAGGCAAAGCACCGTGGAATAAAGGTAAAACAGGTGTTCAAAAACATTCGGCAGAATCAAATAAAAAACGATCAGAAACATTATCCGGTAGAATTCGGACAGAAGAGTTTTGCCAAAAAGTTAGTGCCGGCAAAAAAGGACATAAAGCAGGAATGACAGGCAAAAAGCACAGTGAAAATTTTAGTAAACAAATAAAAGCGGCGTGGAAAGAAAAGAGGGCATCTGGTTATGTAAGCCCAATGAAAGATAACCCAAAGCCACTTAGAAGTAAAGAACATACAAAAAATTTAGCAGACGCTAATAAAATAAACGGCGCAAAACGAAGAGGAACCCACCAAAAACAACTAACTTGTCCTCATTGTGCCAGTACTGGCGGAGCCGGAGCATTAAAACGATACCATTTTGATAAATGTAAAAAATATCTTGACATCATCCAATTAACCTGTTACAATAAACTATGAAAATTTTAACCCTAGATAACACCGCTTTTGAATTGGATCAGTTACCTGATGAAGTTGATGACATGCGGTTCGCTATTCTAGACAATAGTAATCCGCAAGATCCTGATTATCATTACATTCCACTGATCTTTTTAGAAAGTTTTACTGCGCCTGCTTTGGTGCTAAATTTTGAAGGCAACATAATTAAAATGCCGTTGGACTGGCAAATACTAATTGGAGAACCTGACCTTGGAGATTTGGAAACTATTCCGCTTACTTCTATAAATAAACGTAACTTTAAAGCCTTTGAGTTTAATCCGTTATCTAGCTTTAGACCCAGTTTTAAAGACTTTGAAATTATAGACATATATCAAGATGTCACGTGGTATGCGCCTAAATTAAAAAACGGACAGATTCTTTGTGTGCCACTAACAAATAGTGACAAGCCTGAGTGTGTTTATTTTGTAAAAGAAATAAGCAGGAATTGCGAAGTAGTTAACTACGGAAAGGCCTGGTAATGGATCAATACAACGTACACACCACTAAAACAGAACACACACCTCCGCCCGTATCTGAACAAAAAACTTTAGAATCAAAAGTGCGAACACTAGAAGAATATGTTCAACAATTAGAAAAACAAGTTAGAAAATCTCAGCGAGAAATTACAAGATTGAAAGAAGATATCAACGCTATTACAATGACACTACGCCGTGGATAAGCTACATATTACAAACGAAATGAAACAGTTTGACGTTAAAAATCGTGATTTTTACGACGAACTGACTGATGAGGAAAAGAAAAAGTTTTCAACTTTTCTTATGATTCGATGGGGCAGCAGTGTATCTGGCAGTGGTGATTTACAAACTGTTTATTTAGAATACTGTAATGATAATTTGAACAAACATTTTTTCGCACTACACAAACACCCTAAACTTCAATGGCTTATGGCAACCGCAGTAAGTCCGGGATTAGGTCCGCAAAGACACAACTGGATTGCTACAAAAAAGAAAGAAGGGCCCAGCGCCACACACAAAAAAGTATTAGCTGAAATTTATCCCAACATGAAAGAAGATGAATTAGATTTAATGACAACACTTAATAGTAAAAAAGAAGTAGATGCATATCTAATAGAATCCGGACAAGAAGTAAAGAAAAAATGAGCTACACTTGCCAGTACTGCAAAAAAAGTTTTACTAGAGAAAACACACTGGCCGTTCACGTATGTGAGCCTAAAAAACGTAGGCAAGAACAAAATGAAACCGGTGTTAGACTGGGATTTCAAGCCTACTTAAAGTTTTATGCGTTAACGCAGGGATCAGCAAAAACAAAGACATTTGAAGATTTTGCTGAATCATCATACTATCGTGCCTTTGTTAAATTTGGGTGGCACTGCGTCAGTATTCGAGCTATCAATCCCGAACGATTTACTGAGTGGGTACTGAAGCAAAATAAAAAATTAGATTACTGGTGTAAAGACAGCGTTTACACAGAATTTTTAGACTCTTATCTGCGTGTTGAAGCTGTCGGCGATGCGTTAACAAGAGCCATCGAACACAGCATTGACTGGGAGAAAACTCATCAAGCACCCGCACACAACTATCTACGTCACGGCAATCCCAATACTATTGTTTACAGCATTACAACAGGACGCATCAGTCCTTGGGTCTTGTACAACTGCGACAGTGGGATAGAATTTTTAGAAAAAGATTTAAACTCAGAACAGATGCAGATGATTTTTCCTATTATTGATCCAGACTTTTGGAATAAAAAATTTCAAGATTATCTTGCAGATCAAGAATACGCAAAAGAAATTTTAAAGAAAGCAGGCTGGTAATGACATTCATTATTGTATTATTAGCACTATTTGGCATTAAACATTTTGTGTGTGATTTTGTTTTACAGACAAATAATATGTTATCTGACAAAGGAATCTACGGCGCACCTGGCGGCAGAAATCATGCTATTGCCCATGCCATTGGAACTTTTATTGTACTTGTAATAGCATTGCCTTGGCGACTAGATGTCCACATTGTGGCTATTGTATTAGGCATACTTGATGGATTAATTCATTATCATATTGACTGGGCTAAAACAAATTTAAGTAGTAAATACACATCAAAGGATAGAGAGTTTTGGATTTATCTAGGTGCTGATCAAGGCTTACATTATTTGACTTACGTAGGAATAATTGCTGTACTGGTGTTATTATGAATACAGATATTGACATTGACTTTGCTAATCGCGAAGATATTTTACAACATTTAACATACACCCGCGCCCGACAAATTACAGATAATAAAGTGCGACACCATAACAGTGGCATTTATGTCACTGACATTCCTTACGACCCCATTAATAACTGTGCCGCCATAGATTATGAATCGGCAGAAACTCGCGGGTATTTTAAATTAGATTTTTTAAATATGTCAGTGTACCAACTTGTGCAAGATCCAGAGCATTATCAAAAAATGCGTACTCAAACTCCTGAATGGAATAGACTGTGGGATGATAGTACATGGGCCAGCAAACTGGTTCACGTGGGTAATTACACAAATTTATTGCTATCAATGAAACCAGATTCAATACCTAGGATGGCAGCTTTTATCAGCATTATTCGTCCGGGCAAGGCACATTTACAAAATCAACCTTGGGAAGAAGTGTTTAAAACTGTATGGGACGGAGACGATTCTAAAGGATACACATTCAAAAAAGCACACGCTCTTTCCTACGCTATGTTAGTGGCGTTGCATATGAATTTACTAAGTTAACTTTGACTAGTCTAGTTTTCTAACAAGTGTAATAGATTTACGTTTAGACTTCTTTCGAGCCATCTCACTTAAACTACAAACCGGTCCTTGAATAATCTGAAGATCTTTATTTACAAAGGTTTTTAAACAGTGATCAAATTGATCCCAATCTTTCTTTAGAAAAATATTAATGGGGATACTGCGATTACTCTCCCACCACCAAATATTAGCAAGTTCTAGAAATTTCTTTTTGCTGTCAAGATCTCGAATACTACCAAAATCATAAATCGTAGTGACATGTTCATCTCTATTCTGTACGATGACTACATATTCGTCAGTGGCGTAAACGCACAGCGTAACAAAGGGGTATTTTTCAGCAATTTTTGTAAAAAACTCGTTGGCCATAAATTTTTCTATTTCAATTACTTATTACCTTTTTCAAATATGGTAAATTTATCGTTAATACCCAGATAAAAAACGCTAAATAATAGGTATGTATTCCACCCAAGTATCCATCTATCAGCAAATTGCTCGTGCAATTGTGTTGGATTCTTCGGGCCAATTTTTTACCATGAGGTATGAACCTGTGTACGCTAAAAACCTAACCATCAATAAAGGAGTTGACAATGTCCTCCTATTTGAATTTGTAAATCAAGATCAAAAACCCGTCAACGTTACCGGTAGTAATTTTCTATTCCGGGTAGTTAGTCAGCAGGGTACTGCGGTTTTAATTGAAGAACCCATGGTAATTTTAAACGGTCCGTTGGGGCGAGTTAGAGTTACAGTGCCACAAGAAAGTACCCTAGAAATCTTGGCTCAGCCAGCCAATTATTCTATTCAACGCAACAGCGGAACTCTTAAAGAAGCAGTATTTACCGGAGCAAATGCTGGAGCCCGCGGCCCAATTGACATAGTTGATGCTGTGTTGCCTCAATTTGTGCCCAGTTCTCCACTGACCATACCCACCGACAAGTTGGTGAGCCAAGAATCATATGACGGGTCGACATATCAAAATTATCCCGACTGGGCAAGTCAATATGGAACTGACCCCGGATGGATCAACTACACCTTTGTAAACACAGAATTCTATTCCAGTTTTATCTATCCAAGAAGTGCGTTGACCACTGTGCAGTTTGATTTGGTGGGCTACACGGGCACTATCAAAGCACAATGGGCAGAGGATTATCAAGGGATATGGCGCAATATTACAGAAAGCACCACCTACTTTGATGAAACCAAAACTGAACACATAAACATTGTAGGATGGTATCCGCTGTTAAGATTAGCGTTTAACAACTCAGTTTATTCCACACCTACTCCACCGGGATTTGCTGCCAGTGCATATGCTATTTGCGTAGACGGGGTGCTGACAAGTATCGAAGTACAAAACGGAGGATCTGGTTATCTAGCACCTCCTAAAATTGACATTGTGGGTAATGGCTCTGGCGCCACTGCCGAAGCAGTCATGAGTGACACATGGGGACCGAACGAATTTGGTCCCGAAGGTGTTGGGTACGGTAGCGTAGTAAGTATCAATGTTACCAACGGCGGATCTGGTTATTGGCCTATTCCGGCAGGCGGAGTAAACCCCAACCAATTTCCTGTTCCTCCAGCCAACCAAGGGGCAGGCGTTATTATTTCAACAGGTTTCGCTCAAAATCTGTTTTACCGTTAATCCAGATACACTTGATTTAGTCTGACAATTATGTTACAATGATAGCATGATTGATGTTCTTTCTTTTATTCCAGGCAAGCGTAAACAAACTAGTTCCGGGTGGATTAGTTTTAATGCGCCTTGTTGCGTACACAGGGGCGACAGTCAAGACAAACGTAGTCGCGGTGGAATAAAAATTAATCCCGACGGTTGGTCCTATCACTGTTTTAATTGTCGATTCACAGCAAGTTTTATCATGGGACGGCCAGTGTCTTTTAAAGCTAAATCACTGCTCAAGTGGTTAAACGTAGATAGTCAAGACATAGAACAACTAAACTTAGAAAGTTTAAAATACAAAAGTGTTTATGGTTTATTAGAACCCAAGAAACAAGTTAAAAAAGAAATTAAATTTAACGAACGCAATTTGCCTGACAACTTGGAATTATTAGATGACAGTAACGAACACCAAGCGTATAGAGATTATTTGACAGCTCGAGGAATAGATTACACCGCGTATCCTTACATGGTGAGTCCTACTGAAGAAGGTCGTAATAGCCTTCGCATAGTAATACCGTTTACATACAATAACGAATTTGTTGGCAACTGCGCTAGATTTATTGATAACCGGCAACCCAAGTACATTAACGATCTGCAACATGGGTATGTGTTTGGTACTGATTTACAAAAATCTCACTGGGAGATTTGTTTTGTAACAGAGGGAGTGTTTGATGCGTTGGCTATTGACGGGCTTGCGGTATTACACAACGACATTAATCCACAACAGATTGACGTAATAAAACAATTGAATCGTCAAGTTATTGTTGTACCTGATCAAGATCGAGCTGGTATGACACTGGTTGATCGAGCATTAGAGCAAGGCTGGGCAGTCAGTATGCCTGATTGGCCAGAAGGCGTTAAAGACGTAAATGACGCTGTGATTACACTGGGCCGACTAGGCACAGTATTGACAATTATGGCCGCAAAGGAAACTAGCAAGATAAAAATTGAGATGCGACGGAAACATCTTACCAAAAACATAATATCATAGTAGTAAATAACACAATTAGTTGACTAAGTAAAATGCCTAAGTCAACAGAAATTAAAAGGAAATACATGGCAAATAATAATGAAATAAAAGAATACAGCAAAGAAGTACAAGAATTTTTCTTAGATGCAATGTTACAAGACGCAGAATTGCTTGTGCGACTACAGAATATTTACAATCCAGAAAATTTTGATCGGGCTATTCGGTCTGCGGCAGTGTTTATCAAAGAACACGCAGACAAATACAAAACGGTGCCTACAATCGAACAAGTTGCTGCTGCGACAGGAGTAAAACTGCCGCACAATCCCAATTTGAATCAAGGACATTTTGACTGGGTGCTGGCTGAATTTGAAGCATTTACTAAACGTCAAGAATTAGAAAGAGCAATTTTAAAGTCAGCAGACTTGTTGGAAAAAGGTGAATTTGCTCCTATTGAAAAAATTATCAAAGACGCAATACAAATTAGTTTACAAAAAGATATGGGTACAGATTATTTTGCTGACCCCAAACTTCGCAATAACAAATATTTTAATAGTGGCGGGCAAGTCAGTACTGGTTGGCCGCAAATGGATCGATTACTGTATGGCGGATTCAGTCGCGGCGAACTAAACATATTTGCAGGCGGGTCGGGATCTGGTAAGAGTTTGGTAATGATGAATATGGCATTAAACTGGCTACAACAAGGACTAAGCGGAGTTTACATAAGTTTAGAACTTTCGGAAGAATTATGTTCTTTGAGAACTGATGCTATGCTAACGGGCATGAGCACTAAAGACATTAGAAAAGATTTAGACACCGCAGAGCTTAAGGTCAAATTAGTAAGTAAAAAAGCAGGACAATATCGAGTAAAAGCGTTACCAGCACAAAGTAACATTAATGATGTTAGGGCCTATCTCAAAGAAGTACAACTACAAACAGGTTTAGGCGTAGATTTTGTTATGGTAGATTATCTCGATTTGTTAATGCCGGCCAGTGTAAAAGTCAATCCCAACGATCAGTTTATTAAAGACAAATATGTTGCTGAGGAATTACGTAACTTAGCACAAGAATTAGGAATATTGTTAGTTACAGCAAGTCAGTTGAATCGCGGCGCAGTTGAAGAAATTGAATTTGATCACAGTCATATCGCCGGCGGTATTAGTAAAATTAATACAGCAGATAATGTGTTTGGTATCTTTACAAGTCGTGCTATGCGTGAACGTGGCAAATATCAAATACAGTGTATGAAGTCGCGTAGTTCAACTGGTGTCGGCAACAAGATTGATTTAGACTACAGCATAGAAACTATGCGTATTACAGATCCAGGTGAGGAAGCCAGTCCAGTTAATAGCTTTAAAAAGAGCAGTTCCGACATTTTGAATTCAATCAAAAATCCTGTTAGATTAAACGATCAAGGTGTATCGGAAAGTTCCGATGAAGAGGCGGGCAAAGTTACTGCTGACATACAAAGCTCTAAGTTAAAAGCACTATTAGCCAAATCAAAGCAGCCCAATCTTTAATGCCAACTAAAAATTACTGTGCCAACCTGCAAAGCGGATTGTATTTGCATTTTCAATCACAAACGCAAACTTGGGCAGCAGCACCGTGTTGCCAGTATCGAGATTCTTTTACAATAACACAAAATATCAATGATGATTATTGGAAAAATCAAAAAATTTATCAAATAAGACAAGACAATTTAGATGGTAAAGAATTGCCTGATGAGTGTTATTTGTGTAAGGAAACAGAAGCCAACGGAAATAAAAGCAGACGACAGGGGATTAACGAACGATTTGGCACACATTGGGCACATTCGGAATCTGTCGTTGAAAGTAACTTTCAAGCCGACTACAGTTGTAATTTGGCCTGTAGAATTTGTAATTCAAATCTTAGCACTACTTGGCGCAAGTACGATCCTGACTACAAAGACAATTCTAAAATTTTTAAAGTTCGTGCTGAAAAGAAAAACATTGCTGATTTATTTTCAACTGTCAAATTAAATGAATTAAAACAAATACATTTTCAAGGCGGTGAACCGTTGTTGTCGTACACTCACATGGAAGTACTTGAACGTCTACAGGATCACGTGGATTTAAATCAGGTATCTGTATGGTACAGCAGTAATGGCACAATACGAGCATCCGACAAAGTAATGAAATTTTGGGAACGATTTCGCATGGTAGAAATTTATTTCAGCCTTGATGACATTGGTCCCAGATTTGAATATCAACGTTGGCCGGCGGTATGGGCCGAAGTCAGCGACAATATGTTGTGGTACCGAGATAATTTACCGCATAATGCCTTGTTGGGAGTAGAACGGACTATGGGCATACTCAATAGCTATTGGGCTGAAGAATTAGACGCTTGGCTGGCACAAAACTTTGCCGAGACAAAATATGGTGATAAAATACAATTAAACTACCACCAATGCGCCCGAGAATATGCTTATGGTGCGCTGTCGCAAGAGTATATAGACGCTATTCTTGAAACAGTATCAGAATCGCATTGGGTACATAAACAAGTTAGTCAACTCAAAGAAGGCTCAGAAAAAGAAATAAAAACCATGCTTGCGCATATTAAAAAACACGATTCTGTTAGGAATCAAAATTATGCCGCAATTTATCCTGAATTTAATACTTGGTACAAGCGTTTTCTATAATATTTAACCCTGTGTTTTTTAATAAATAATAAAAAGGTTAAAATAAAATGCAAAAAAAGACCCGAAGCATTCTAGAAGAATTAGATGCTCTTTATGCCGAGCGAGATAATCGACATATCATTGAAAATCGCGCGAATAATATCATAGCCAGTGCTATCAGATTATTAGAGCAAATAGACCAAAAATATTCACCTGACCAAGCAGAAAATTTACAGCGTAAATTACTCAATGCTATCAAGCTTCGTGATCCAGGCAAATTTACTCGTAGCGTTAGGAAAACAGATGCAGATTCATGACATTACAAAACGTAAAAAAGTTAATGAAGGATTGTTGGATGGTGTAAAAGCCACTATTCAAACTGCTAAAACTGGCGCACAGGGTGGCAAAGGTGTGATGGGAGCAGTCAAAGCCTTGGGCAGTAATCAAGCATACGCCGCCGCACAGTCAGATGTGTACAGTCAACAGATTGACAAATTGGCTCCTGCTGTTTCAGACAAATTAGTACAGACTGCTATCGAACAAGCACGTCGAGCTCCAGCTACTAAAAGTGTAATTGATCAAGTTGTTAGTGGGGTTGATCAAGTGATCAAAACTAAATCTGATAACATCACGCAAAACACTCCCGACACAAATCCACAAAGCAAAATTACTCCACCAGCGGGGCGAGCTATCAAAGTGGCAATACCAGGCAAAGACGGAGTAGATAGCGTGTATTACAAAGATGAAAAAAATGTATGGTACAATGAACTAGGACAGATAGTTCCTCCCGAAAGTACACGCAATCTAGAAAATGCCACTGACTCTGGTGGCACCCAAGTTTCTGCTAATGAAGTGCCTGGAGCCACTGCACGACGAGATGCCTACAATAAAAAACAACGAGATTTAAAAATGCAGAATAAAAGAAAAGTTACCAAAGAACAGTTAGGTAACATCGGTAGGGTAAATCCTGACCGAGTTCTTATTACTCAAGATGAACTCGCTAACATAGTTGATCAAACTATCAGTGCCAATCAAACATACAGTAGTGGCTGGGAAAAAGGAAAACAAGATCCACAATTTAAAACTCTTTTGACAAAGCAACTAACACAAGCCTATACGAACATCAAAGATCCTGCTAAATTTAAAGAAGCACTCTCGCAGTACGTAACCACAGCAATGGCATCTGCTATCACCCATATGAACAGCGGCGGCGGTTATAGATCATCACCGTCCACTGCCGGCAATGCCACAGGCGAAGAAGCACAAAAATTTGACACAATCACTGATCAATTGGGGTTAAGCCAATATCAACTAAAAAACTTAGGCGTACAAATTGGCGCCAAAAATCAAACAGTTAACACTACAAATAATCCCATGTTAAACAAACTTTTACAATCTCTAGGCGTACGACTGTCATGATATTAAAAGAAGGCGGTAATGTTTTTAAGGATGGCAAGGGCAATCCGTTGACTCAACGTATTAATCAAACTGATATTGGCACTACTGTGTCATGGTTAGAGCAACTTACTAACTTGGATCTACGTGGCGAAATAAATCCCAAAACTCAGTACCCTGAAAAATGGCTGGGCAGCACAGGCAAAAAACCCAGTTCGGGAGATTTAGATTTGGCTATTGATGCTACCAAAGTGTCTAAAGAACAATTGGTCAATCATTTGACCAGCTGGGCTCAGAGTCAAAAATTAAAACCAGACGAGTATGTAAAAAAATCTGGTAACTCAGTACATTTTAAAACGCCTATCAATGGCAATCCCAACAACGGATATGTACAGACAGATTTTATGTTTGTAAATAAACCTGGATGGAGTAGTTTCATGCTGTCAGCACCCAGCAACAGTGAATACCGTGGTCAGGATCGTAATGTTTTAATCAATAGTATTGCCAAAGCAATGGGGTACAAATTGAATCAAAATGATGGCATTATGGATCGTGCTACTAATACCCTTGTGGCAGATAATGTTGAAAAAACTGCCAAGTTATTGTTGGGCCCAAAAGCTTCTGCGGATGATCTGTACTCAGTTGAAACTATTGTGCAGGCATTACAAAACGACCCAAAACGTGAAGAAAAATTAAAAGATGCCCGCGAACATTTTAGCAAGGCAGGCGTACCTTTCTTTGAAACTCGCGGAGAATCAGACACAAACTTTTTAGCAAGATTACGTGATCGCATTGTTAACCAAGGCATGACAGTTATTGTCGAAGAGAAAAAACAACTCAATGAAGATGCTCGGATTGAACATTTAGAAGATCTAGTATTTGAAAAAGGCAGCCGCGGCATTGAAGAAGCCATTGCCATTGTGACACAAGCATCAGAAAACACTGGGAAAACAGTAACAGTTAAATGGGACGGTAAACCGGCAATAATCTGGGGACGTAAACCCGACGGCACATTTGTACTCACTGACAAAGCAGGATTTACTGCCAAGGGATATGACGGATTGGCCACAAGCCCTGAACAAATGGCACAAATACAGCAACAACGCAGTGGTGATCGTAGCGAACTAATTGAACTGTACACAAAATTATTTCCCATGCTGAAGGCCGCAACACCCACAAATTTCAAAGGGTATGCCAAAGGTGATTTACTGTTTGCTCAAAATCCACCTGAAATCAGTGGCGCTTATGTTTTTAAACCCAATGTTATCGAATACAAAATTCCAGTTAATAGCAAGTTGGGACAAAGCATTGCTGGCGCAGAGGTTGGCGTAGCAGTACATACTAAAATTGCTTCTCCAACTGATGCCGAACAAGCAATAGGCCAAACTAAATTTAATGAAGTACCTGGCCTGTTATTAATAGAACCCGCTGTCAAAGATATTAAAAATGTTCAAGCTGAAAATAAAATAATCAGTCAACTTAAAAATATCGTTAAACAACACGGACCAGATATCAACACTTTGTTTAATCCAGCTGAGTTGCGGGCCGCACAAATTAGTGATTTGCCGGCACTGTGTAAAAGATACATTAATAGCAGGATTACCACTAACTTTGACAACCTGTTACCGGGGTTTGGCCAATGGTTAGAAAAAAATGTTACTCCGCGTAAATTTAAAAATATTGTAGAATACATACAGAGTCCGCGTAGCAATACCGATGGCATGATAGCAGCGTTCACTGCATTTTTATTGTTACATGACTTAAAAATGGACATGTTACGTCAATTAGACGTGCAACAGCCCGGACAAGAAGGATGGGTAGTTGCTACGGATTCGGGTCGTGCTAAATTGGTCAATAGATTTGGGTTTAGTGCGGCTAACCGTGAATTTAACCGCCCAAAACCTCAATAATTCAAACCCAAACCCATAGATTTCTCCAGAATAGCTAAATACGAGTAGGACTTCAAGTCCACATATATAAGGAGATTTAAATCATGGCATCAATTCCATTAGTATCAGGCGGTTCACAACCAGTATTTGCTATTGACACACTCAATGGCCCACAATTAGCTGCTACAGCTAATTACACTCCAGCAGGCACACCAACAAATTTTGCTGGCCCAGCTTTAGAGTTCTACGGCATTGACCTCGGTGCTGACCCAAGTGGTCAAGCTGGTGTTAACGGTGCTATCCAGTTTATTTTGCAGAACATTCAGCAAACAACAACTGTAGCTATGTACCAAGTTGACGCTACTGCCAACGTAACAAATATGTCTATTGCGACATATCCACTTGGCGCATTTGGTGGCAACGCTTCTGTTTCTTCTGCGGCACTGCAAGCACAAATTCGTGCTTTGGGTTCTAACGTAGGCGGTACAGGCTACAGCGCTGCAGCAGCAAACGTTACTAACGTTGGCTTCCGTTTGGCATCAACTGCTACTCTTGCTTCTTAATCATTAAGAAACTTAGTAGTACAAAGAACCCCGTTTCGACGGGGTTTTTTATTGGTCCCAATTTTATTACCGTAAATACAATACAATGACGTATATCTACGAAAGTCCAGACAAAGGTGAAACCGTGTACCGCCGTAACATTGGTGATACCCATCGAGAATTACACCGACAAAACAAAGAAAAGCAAGCTATGCAGGATCAGTGGTTAATGTGGCGAGATATTTTGACTGCCAGCAAAAACAATCCAGCTCTTAAAGAAGCATTAGACCGTGCTCAAATAATCTATGAGTTGTATCGTAATGAAAGTTTTTAAGTGTTCAACCCTTTTTGATATTACGGCCACAGGAGTTACTGGACACTTTAAGTCGTCACGAGTTCCTTTTTTAGATGACACCGGCACCTTAATAGAAAATTCCAATGACTGGAATTATGCTAGAAACCAACAGAGAAATTGGGAAACACTTACACAGATAATATCATTGCGGTGTCATATTCAAGATATTACTGTGCCCAAGTCTGTAAACAAAATGTGGAGTTTTGAATTCACATCTGAAACACCTGGAGCGTATGGTAACGAAGAAAATCCCACTCAACTACTGGAAATAGACTGCGAAGGCATACCTATGATTGTTGATTTAAATAACACTGACGGTATTAATAATTGTCTAACCGTAGGAAAGAACATATGGTTTACGATAAAATAAATTTAAGCGACGAGTATGTTAAAGAATTTAAAAAGTTATTGCTTAAAGAATTTGCTGGGGTAGCTGCCAACAGTATTTTTCGAAATGAAAACGGTGAACTCACAGTATTTGTTAATTACAAAATAGTATCAGAAGGTAAAAACTATCGAGTGTTTGCCGGGGCCACAGAGGTTGGAATATTTTCTAATACCAAAACGGCGCTATGTTGGTGTATTGCCGACAAGTTCAAAGACTTCAATACCGCCCGAGAAATACACGAATTAGATGCCAAAATTCTTGGGTTATCTAACGATATTAGCACTCGAGCTATGGTGGCTGACAAAAGCAAAACCCCTCAGTTTAGAGAGACTATTTCTACTAAACTAGAAAGCAAGATAATACAGAAAAAAGTCCTAGAAAAACAATTAGAAAATCGTATTAAATGGACTAAATACTTACAACAACGAGGATTCAATAATGAAACTGAAAGATATAGCCCAAAAGGCAACATTAAAACAAACCGCTAAGGTTTATGAAAGCTATTTCAACGAAAACATTAGGTTTTTAGAGAAAACTACGCCTTCTATGGCTCGACAAATGCTGTCAAAAGTTCGTGGGCTGATTCAAGAACAGCGCCAGCTTTCTAGTTTTCATAATTCAGAACAAGATCCCAATTATTTAAAATTGGTGTTTATGGAACAGGCTTTGGTGGCTAAGATTCGTGAGTCGGTACCCACCGCTATGGGTGCCACGGCATCGGGTGGTGCTACAACAGCCACAGGGCAAACTACTCCGCAAGACCAAGCGCAAGCAAAATCTGCACAGACTGCGGCATTAAATAAAATTCGTGATCCCAAACTCAAGGCGGCCATGCAGAAAAGTACGGGCGGTCAAGCTCTTACCAAAGACGAACAAGCAATGGTTGCCAATGCCGCACTGGCATCTGGTGGCATATCAGAAGGCGGGTATCAGCCTGGCGAAGCAACTCCTGATATGAAAACTAAATTTGTCAATACAGACATCACAACTGAAAATCGTCGGTTGTACAATTCACTAACCGAATCTGAAGTACAGCAAGCTCAAGTAGTATTGGCGGCTCAAGACATGGTTGATCAAGTACAAAAAATGTTAGAACAAGTCACAGCGATGCAGTTTAAAGATTTGCCAGCATTGGCTGATCAAATTAAAAATCAAGTTGGTATACAAGAAGCTGGGCAGTTTACTACAGACGCAACTGCTGCATTGACTGGCTTAGTAGAAAATCTACAAGGTGCCAAACAACAATTAGAAGCCGCACTTGGTGTGGTAACTGGGCAAGAACAAGTTATTCCTGGCGAAGGCGATGCTGAAGACATGGGCATGGGCGGGGAATTGGATGCAACAAATCCAGAAATGGATGATACTGCTGACATGCCACCAGCACAAGATTCCGATGACGAAGAAGATTCTAATTCATTAGCTGCCAGTTTGGGTCGCGGTCGCAGATAATGAAAATTTTTGAAGTAGCAGACGTTTCTAAATCCAAGCTAATGGCTCTTACTCAGTTTTTATCAGGTAGAGCCGCTGACACTTCTGCCAAAAAACAAATTAGTACTGATGCATTTATTAAACTGGCGCAGAGCTTGGGTGTTAACTTAACAGTGGAAACATTGGGCGAGTTTACAGCACAAGAGCCTTTGAATAATGTTTTAGAACCGTTTGAACCCAATTCAGGGGTTGTTCGATTCAAAGGCAATCAAGAAACTTCAAATTCAATGCCTGTAGACAAAGCAGAAGAAGTAGTAGACAGAAATGCCAAAGCAGCACTCAATAGAAGAAAATAACAGTTGACAAACAACTTTTTGTCCTGTATTATTAGATAATTAATTCAGAACAATGATAATAGATCTTACTCCCAAAGCTGTAACACAAGTAAAGAAAAATTTACAACGCCGGGGTCACGGGCATGGCATTAAAATAGGAATAAAAACTACAGGTTGTTCAGGCATGGCCTACACCTTAGAATATGTTGACGGAATTCCTGCTGACAACAATTATTACAATATCGAAGGTTATGAAGATTGTATGATTGTATCTGAAAAACAACACGAATTTATCTTAAAAGGCCTAATGATTGATTATGTACGTAAAGGGCTAAATGAAGGATTTGAATTTACAAATTCTAATGAATCAGACCGGTGTGGGTGCGGCGAATCTTTTAGAATTAAAAGTTAGTAAACACTAACTAAGTGAAAAATATCACTTGACATAATACCTATTTTATGCTATAATGGTTGAATGTTAACTCCCGTAAGGTTGTATGATTACAAATAAATTTGAGTATGTTAAATGTAGCCGTAGTACTGTAGAAGGCACACGTCACTACACCCTCCCCGACGGTAGTCGTGTTCCGTCAGTGACTACTATTCTAAGTGCCACTCAAACTCAAGAAAAAAAGCAAGTACTCAAGGATTGGCGAGCTCGTGTAGGTGAAGCCAAGGCGCAAACCATTGTGACCGAAGCCGCTGGTCGTGGCACAAAGATGCACAAATTCCTTGAGGATTATGTCCTTACCGGTAAGTTGGCGGATCGTGGTAATAACCCGTTCTCGTGGTCAAGTCATGCCATGGCGCAAACAGTTATTGACCAGGGCTTGACAAATGTCAACGAATATTGGGGAGTAGAGGCTGCGTTGTACTATCCGGGCGTGTATGCCGGAACTACTGACTTAGTTGGAGTACACAATAACGAACCAGCTATCTTAGACTTTAAACAAAGTAATCGCTGGAAAAAAGAAGATTGGATTGACGATTACAAACTGCAACTCTGTGCCTATGCCGAAGCCCATAATAAAGTACACGATACCAAGATTGAGAAGGGTGTAGTTTTAATGGCAGTTAAACCTAAACTCAATGAGCAAACAATGGAAATCATTGAGCCACCCAAGTACCAAGAGTTTATTGTTCAAGGCAATGATTGGAATCACTGGCGAGGCAAGTGGTGGGAAAGAGTAGAGCAATACTACGAAAAAATGCGCCTGGGCCAACTCTAGCCTAGAGTCTAAACTGACTAAATACTGGACATTAGCGAGGAAGACACCGTGGCAATAGTCCAGATTTCAAGAATAACCCAGCGTCTGGGTTTACAAATAGATTTGCCCCAATTAGCGGGCGGAGAATTCGGGTGGAGCACTGATAGCCGAAGATTATTTATCGGCAACGGCACACTTGAGGAAGGCGCTCCAACAATCGGTAACACAGAGATTCTAACTGAGTTTTCTGATATTATCGAAATTGGAATAAAATACACCTATAAAGGCAGTGCTGCTACAGGTTACACTGTACAAACAGGCCCTACTCCAGGAACACCTGTCATACAAAATTTTCAAAATTGGGCCGATCAATTTGCCACAATTAAAGACTTTGGCGCGGTGGGAGATGGTGCCACTGATGACACAGCGGCGATTAATCGTGCGCTGAATCAACTGTACTGCCAACCAGGTGAATACAATTCCTCCGTGAACCCAGCGGTGCGCAGGGGGTTATTTTTCCCAGCGGGTGTGTATCGTGTGTCCAGCACTATTTTAATTCCGTCATACGCACTACTCAAAGGAGAAGGCGCCAATAGCACAATTATTTCCATGGATGCGCCTATTGTAATAGATGAGGAAACCACTGCCTACACTGCCAGAACCGCAGATAGCCTGCAACAAATTGGCGGAAGCATAGGACAAAACGGTGCCGAGCCCCCGGTGTTTATCACAATTCAAGATATGAGTTTTGAATACCAGGGATTAGGTGATGCCACTAATACATTGTCAACAGGAGCTTTTTTAGTTGAAGATGCAACAAAAACAACTTTTTCTTCTGTATTATTTAAAGGCATTAAAGATACAACTATTCTCAATACAAACAATCAAGCAACAGCGTGTTTAGATTTCAACTCTTCAGCAGTGTATCCTGTGAATGAAACAATTTTTGAAAATTGCACATTTACAGGTGCTACTTACGGAATTTACAATCAAGTGAACACCAAGGGAGTTTCAATTGCTAATTCTAATTTTAATACACTGTATCAAGGAATAGTATTAAAAGGATTGATACCCACTCCAGCAGACACTGGGCCCAGAGGGTTTAGAGTAATTGAAAATACGTTTGATAACATTTATGCTCAAGGTGTAATATACACTGACTGTAGTTTAAACGCAACCGGCTTCAACACATTCTATGATGTGGGTAACGAATTTGGTGGAACAATTAATCCTTCTTTCAATGTCATTGAAACCAACGCAAACAATAATTTATTCTGGGGTGACATGTTTGAGCGCAGTGACGCAAATGATTTAACTGTGTCAGCTAGAATTAACATAGGTAATACAACAAGCATTGCATCAACCAACAGCAAAAAAATTCAATTTGGGCAATTGACAATAGGTACTGGCCAAACTGCCAACATAGTGTTGGGCACTAGTTCCAATGCTGTAATAACAACGTTTGACTCTAGTCGCACTCCTTGTGTTACTATGGCCTACACAATGAAGGGGACCGGTGCCAATGCTCAACGTACAGGAACGTTGGTAGTGACTTCTGATTCTGGATCAAACACTATCGCATTTACCGATGACTTCACTGAAGTAAATAGTGCCAATACCACACTCAGTGCTATTTTTACAGGAGTAGGCGCCACTGTGGCAGTGGTGTACAATAACACTTCACCAGTTGGAACAGACGGGGTCATCAATTTTTCTTTGAGCAATACCGAAGAAACGGTAGTTTAATGTGGCACTCTGATTTTGACCAACGTCTAGCGGCGTGGGCTAAACTTAAAGAAACCACACTAACAAGCGACATAGAGTCAGCACTAACACAGATCAATACATGGTGGTTTGATGTTCCGTGGCAACCTTATTACCTTCATTGGGATGATGTGGCACGCTGGCCTGACCCATGGCAACTTTTGGACGACAATGTCTATTGCGATCTTGCTCGAGGGCTAGGAATAGTGTATACTATTAGTATGTTAGATCGTTCTGATATCAAAGCAGATTTAGTGTTGACTGAAGACAACTTTAATTTAGTACAGATCAACGACAATAAATATGTGCTTAATATTGATCGCGATACAATAGTAAATACAAAACCAATTAGTAGTAAAAGAAAATTAACCCAGCAAGAAATACACCAGCGTTACAATTAAAAATACGGAAGTCGAATGAATCAAATAACAGTTGTTAAAAGAAGCGGACAACGTGAACCGCTCCATATTGAGAAGTGGCAAGCACAAGTTGCCAAAGTGTGTAAAGGCATTGCTGATGTAAGTCAGTCAATGATAGAGATCAAAGCTCAATTAAATTTTTATGATGGTATTACCACAGAAGAAATAGATGGCATTACTCTAAGAGCTATTGTAGATCTTATCGACGTAGAAGTTAATCCCGACATTGGACATACTAACTATCAGTATGTGGCCGGCAAGCAACGTTTATCCATGTTGAGGAAATCTGTTTACGGAAGTTACGAACCACCTTCACTCTACGAGATCGTTAAGAAAAACGCGGCCACTGGATTGTACACTCAAGAATTACTTGAATGGTACACGGAAGAAGACTGGAACAAAATGAATGAGATGATTGATCATGACAAAGATGAACAATATTCTTATGCGGCAATTGAACAGTTAATAGAAAAATATTTGGTACGCAATCGCGCCACAAAGGAAATTTATGAGACTCCACAAGTACGTTACATGGTTGCTGCTGCCACTGTGTTCCATAAAGAAGAACCTAATGCTGCTCGCATGCGATTTATCAAAGAGTATTACACAGCGGCAAGCGACGGTCTTTTCACTCTTGCTACTCCTGTCCTTGCTGGGCTTGGTACTCCAACCAAACAATTTAGTAGTTGTGTGCTCATACGCAGTGATGATGATCTCGATAGTATTTTTGCTTCGGGAGAAATGATGGCCAAGTATGCGGCCAAGCGAGCCGGCATCGGCTTGGAGATTGGTCGACTACGTCCACTGGGTGCGCCGATCCGTGGTGGCGAAGTTATGCACACTGGTATGGTTCCATTCCTTAAAAAGTGGTTTGGCGATTTGCGCTCATGTTCGCAAGGCGGTATTCGTAATGCGTCAGCAACTATCACATATCCTATCTGGCATTATCAGTTTGATGATCTAATTGTGCTTAAAAATAATCAGGGCACAGAAGAAACACGTGTTCGTTTTATGGATTACAATATTGTACTAAACGCATTTTTCTGGAGACGTTTTAAAAACAAAGAGCAAATTACATTTTTTGATCCCAATGAAGTTCCAGACCTATACGAAGCATTTTACAAAAATACAGAGCTATTTGAAGAACTCTACGTAAAGTATGAAAAACAAAAAAATCTGCGTAAAAAACAAATGGCAGCTGAAGATGTGTTTAGGGGCGGAATACTCAAAGAACGCACTGACACTGGTCGTATCTATCTTACATTTATTGACAACGTTCAATCACAAGGTCCGTTTGATCCTGAATTTCACACAATCTATCAAAGCAATCTTTGCCAAGAAATTTTACTACCAACTAAATCTTTCAAACGATTAGACGATCCAGAAGGACGTATTGCGTTATGTACGTTGGGCAGTATCAATTGGGGTGCGTTCCGTAATCCCGAAGACATGCGACGTGCGTGCCGTATTCTACAACGCAGTCTATGTAACATTCTTGACTATCAAGATTTTTTAAGCATTCAAAGTCAATTAAGCAATGATGAAATTCAACCTCTTGGTATCGGCATTACTAACCTAGCCTATTGGCATGCCAAGCGTGGTCTTGAATACGGTGAAAGGGATGCCTTGGCCGAAGTTAAAACTTGGGTAGAGCATCAGGCATTTTATTTAACAGAAGCCACAGTTGAGTTGGCAAAAGAACGTGGGCCTTGCCTACACTCAGAAAAAACTCGCTATGGACAAGGTGTATTTCCATGGGAGTTACGAGCAAAGGCAGTTAACGAGCTTACTGATTTCGCACCGGAACTTGACTGGGAGACGCTACGAGTCAATATGAAACAATATGGAGTACGCAATGCCACACTGATGGCAATTGCTCCAGTTGAAAGCTCCAGCGTGGTAATTAATTCAACCAACGGTATTGAAATGCCCATGAGTCTTATCACTGTCAAAGAATCTAAAGCAGGTAGTTTAACACAGGTTGTTCCAGAATATCACAAATTAAAAAACAAGTATCAACTGATGTGGGATCAAGCAGACTGTGTTGGTTATTTAAAGACAGCATGTGTGTTAGCAGCCTATGTTGATCAAAGTATAAGTACTAATACTTTTTATAATCCGGCACACTTTGCGGATCGTAAAGTGCCTACAACACTTATTGCTAAAAATTTAATGTTGGCACACCGTTGGGGTCTTAAGACACTATATTACTCATTAATCAATAAGCAAGGTAGTAAGGGACAGGATGATCCAGCAGAAACTGGCGCATTGGAATTAATAGATTTTGATGAAGAGGGCGACTGTGAAAGTTGCAAATTATAATGGCATATTCAGATAAAGTAATTGATCACTATGAGAATCCACGTAATGTCGGACGGCTAGACGTAGAAGATAAAGATGTTGGCACCGGACTTGTTGGTGCCCCAGCTTGCGGTGATGTTCTTAAGTTACAAATTAAAGTCCAAGACGGAATTATTACAGATGCAAAATTTAAAACATACGGTTGCGGATCGGCGATCGCAAGTAGTTCGCTTGTCACGGAGTGGGTCAAGGGTAAAACGTTGGAGCAGGCAGGATCAATTAAGAACTCTGAAATTGCAGAGGAACTCGCGCTCCCGCCGGTTAAGATTCATTGTTCGATCCTTGCGGAAGACGCTATTAAGGCAGCAATAGAAGATTACAAAAAGAAACAAA